GTCTTTGCCAGGCCGTCGGTGATGTCCTCCAGCAGCTCCACGACGTATCCCTTTTCGTTGGGATTGTCCTCCAGGGGCGTCCCGGAAAACATCTTGTTGGAAAGGTATTCCGTCATGGCTGCCGCCAGTCCTGCGGTTGCCGCGGTGCGGTCGTCCGCGCCGTAGTTCTTCGCCGTGTCGAAGGTCCCGATCCCGCTCTGCGCGGAGATAAACAGGTTTGTGGGATTGGCCGCAATGTCTCCCAGGACGTTCCCGGCCAGCCGGGAGGCCCCGGCCACTGCTCTTTCGCCTAGGCCCGCTCCGGGCCCCGCCGTCGCTGCGGAAAGCTTGCCTGCCACGGTGTTCAGAGCGTTGGTCGCGGTTCCCATGCCGGTGAGCCCGTAGCCCATCATGGAGGATCCGAAGATGTTGCCCGCCGCCCCGAAGGCGTCAATGATGCTGCTGGCCCATTTTCCCTTCCCGGCCTTGGCCGCCGACACGGACCTCTGAATGTCCGTGTCGATGGCGTGGGCCGCGTCATAGGCTTGCTTTGTGTTGGCTTTCATCCCGCCGAAAGTGCCGCCCAGCTTGTTCATGATCCAATAATCCAGCTTATCCAGTGTCGCAAGCGGATTCTGCATCATGGCCTCAAATGCCTGGGCGCCTCCCTTCAGCGTATCGCTCGCGAAAGACCAGCCGCTCTCCGCGTTCTCCCTGGCCTTCTTCGCTTCGTTCTGCCGCTGGGCTTCATACGTCGCCCGGTACTGCGCATAGGGGGTAAGTCCGTTGCTGGGCCCCTGCCCGCTCGCCCTGCGCAGTCGTTCCGCCTCCACGTCCGGCGTCAGCTTCTGCATCGGTGCCTCCTGTGCGGCCGGGCGCTTCCAGTTCTGGGTTTCCGGCTCCGCTGCGGCGCTGACCTGCGCGTTCATGTAAACCTGATAGGGCGTGAGCTTGTAGGGTCCACTGTTCCGGCGCTGATATTCCGCTTCGATCGCCGGGGTAAGACCCCCGGTAGGCTGTGCCTCCCGTGTTACCGGCGGCACAGCCTCCGCCGCCCTGCGTTCCAGGCCATAGTCGCCGAAGGAACGTACCAGGTCCATAGCTTCTCCGGCGCTGGCCGCGTTCCGCTGCCGCCGTTCTTCCTCCCGCTGGCGCTCCTCCTCCAGAAGTTCGTCGATGGTATCAAGGGAACTATGCTTTTTCCGAGACGTACCCTCCCCACGCTCCTGGAGGATGAGGTTGTTGATGTTCGCAATCGCGGTCTGTTTGGACATTCGCTGCCCTCCTTACTGTACCATCTGCACGTTGTTCGGCCCGATGGAGTTTCGTCCTACGCTGGGGCTGGTAGTCCGGTAGCCCAGGCTTATCAGCATCATTTCCGCCTCATAGTCGGTGATCCGATCCTGGGCCACAAGGCTTCTGATACGGGTCAACACGGTTTCTTTGCTGGCCCCGGACTTCGCCAGGGATTGAATAGACGACCACGCCGCATCGTAGTCCTGGGATTTCCACTGCCCGTCGGGATGATACCCGTTGTAGGTATAACCGTCGGAATCCTGCCAGGTGCCCGTGCGCCTGCCGCTGGCGTCATACTGAGTGTTGCCGGAAGTAATCGCCGGGGTATCGCTGCTCTTGCTCCCGCCGCCGCTGCCGCCACCGGAATACCCGCCGCCGGACCCGCCGGAACTCCTGCCGCTCAGTTTATAGTCGTTGTTCCAGGCCTGCTGTGCCATTTCGTCGTCGTATTCCCGAAGGGCCTGATTCCATTTCATGGTGTCCCAGCTGCGGCTGTAATCCCGCTCGTCCTCGTTCCAGCCGCGGGTGTAATCCCGGTTTTCCTCGTTCCACGCCCGGTCATAGGCCAGCTCGTTTTCCCGAAGGGCCCGCTCATACGCCGTGTCGCCCCTGGAATCCGCATACTGGCGCTCCCAGCGGTTATCCCCCACGGCATCCCGATACTGCTGATACGCCCACTCCCGCTCCTGCTGGCTCATCTTGTCGCCGTATTCCCGGAGATACTGCTGCCACTCCGCGGCCTTCCAGCCCTGCTGATCCGCGTACTCCCGAAGCTGCTGCGCCCACTGCTGGTCGTACCGCTGATCCTCGATGGCGTCCCGCTGCGCCCGGTAGTTCCGGCTGTATGCGGTCTCGTCGGCGTACCTGGCGTCCTCCACGGCGTCCCGGTTGATGCCGTATTGGAATGCCCGGTCGGTGTTCCACTGCCCCAGGCGGTCCCGGTAGCGGTCGTATTCCTGCCCGCCGTAACTCTGATACCTGTCCGCGGCGTCCAGCTGCTGGCCGTATTCGTCCATGTACCGCTGATATTCCGTCTGGTCGTAGCCGTTGTAGCGGTCCGCCCCGGAGAGCTGCTGGCTCACCCGGTCCCGGTAGTGGTCGTAGTCCTGCTGGCCGTACTGATTGTAGCGGTCTGCCAGGTCCAGGTTCTTCCCCTGCTGGTCCGCCCAGCGGGCGTATTCCCGGTCGTCGTATCCGGCGTACTGGCCGGAGAGCTCCATCTGCTTCTGATACTCATTGAGATAGCGGTTGTAGGCGTCCTGGTAGACCTGGGGCAGCCGGTCGCTCAGCTGCGCGGCGTAATAGTCCCCGGCCTGGGCCGCCGCGGTGACGGCGTAGCTGTTGGCCAGCCCGCCGGTCCTCATGGCCGCCTGCGCCAGCGCTTCCTGGGAGGCCCGGTCCCCTTCCCGGCGGTACTGTTTCTGGAGCGCCTGCCACACGGGATCTCTGTCCGGGTCGTAGTTCCACTGCATGTTCTGGGCGCGCTTCAGGGCTGCGTCCCGCTCTGCCTGATATTCGCTGCCCTGCCATTCCTCTCCGTACCGGGCAAGGGCGTCGTCCCGCTGCTGGTCGTAGGGGCTGCCCTCATAAGGCCGCATGGCCTCCTCCAGGAGCCGGTCCCGCTCGGTCTGGTATTCGCTGCCGTCCCAGCGCATGTTCTGGGCGGCCTCCAGGGCCGCGTCCCGCCTCTGTTCGTATTCCGTACCGTTCCACTCCGGGGCGGTGCCGTAGTCGAACTGGTCCAGCGTCAGCTGATAGGGCGTGTAGCCGGTTCCGCCGATTGCCCCCGTAGGCGTGGTCCCGCCGCTGGGGGTGCCCCCGCCGCTGGGCGTATAGCCGGAGCTTCCGCCGCCGTTGCCTCCGCTGGGCGTATACCCCGATCCGCCGGATCCTCCGCCGCTTCCGCTGGGCGTCGCGTTTCCGCTGGGGAGGTTCCCCGCGTTTCTGGACGCCGCAGCCTGCGCAAGTGCCAGCTGTTCCGGGGTAATATCCCCGTTCTTCAGGGCGTTGTTCCGAGCGATGGTTTCCGGCTCATAGAAGATGCCGTCGTTACGCCGGACGTAGCCCCACTCCTCCAGCTTGTCGTCGGGCACATCGCCATACGTATAGAATTTCCCGTCCTTGCCCTGGAAGTACCGGTCCGGGTTGTTGTAATAGTACCCATTCTTCATTACCTGGTCATAGTCTGCCGTCCAGGTCCCCGCCTTCGTCAGCCTCCCATTGCCGTCGGCGGTGTAAACGCTTCCGTCCGGGCCGTAGAAGGCGTAGTTGCCCATGTCCCCGGAGAATCCGTTTTGCAGGAGCTGGCCGCCGTTTACGGGCACATAGCCGCCGATGCCGTCCCCCACATACCGCAGCATGCCGTTGACATTGCCCTTATCGTCCACGTAGCTGCTCCAGTTGCCCGCCTTCTGGAAATTGTCATTGAAGGCGCTGTAATCTCCCTTCTGCCAGCCGGCCATAGCGGTATTCCAGTTGGCCTTGTCCTCGTCGGTCATGGTGGTCATGTTGTTGTCGCCCATCCACCCATACCAGATATAGTTCCCGTTCATGGTGGGCGCGTTGGACAATCCGTGCCCCGCGTTTGCTGCCGGGGTAGCTGCCGCCACTGCTGCCTGATAGGGATTCTGCTGCTGGGCCTGCTTCCGGGACTGTTCGATCAGGTATTGGTTGATCTGCTGCTGATTCCCGCTTCCGAGGACATTGGCCCGCTCCTGGGCTTCCATCGCCTGCTGCATCTGGGCGGCGGCCTGGGTGTTGCCGCTCCGCTGGGCCATTTCGATATTCCGCTGCATGGCCTCCTGCTGCAAGAGGGCGTTCCGCTCCTGGACCGTGCCGGAGGTCATGATCCGGTTGCGCTCCGCCTGGGCGTCCATCTGCGCCTTCCGATCCTGCGCCGCCAGATACTGCTGATAGGCGTTTCCCGTCGCGCCGCCGGTGTTTGCCGATGTGGCCACGCCCGTGTCCGGAGGCGCGACGGTGTCCCCGCCGGTTGCCCCCGCGTTTACTTTCGCAAGGTAGGCGCTGGAAGCAGCCCCCGCCCCCTGTGTCTGGGCGATCTGCGCCAGTTTTTTTCTGTCGGCCTCGCTCAGGGCCGTGGAATAGATCGTTGCCATGTCTCCCCCCCCTTATCTGCTCTGCTGATTCGGCAGCGTCACGTTGCTGCTGCCTTGGAACTGGCTCCCGCTGTATTTCTCCACGGCGATGCTGTAGATCACCGCGTCGCCGTAGCCGTCCAGGCTCAGCCGGTAATGGTCGTTTCTCCTCAAAATCAGCGGGATGATGTAGGTCTTCTTTTTCTCCGAAGTGTTCCCGTCCAGCGTCCCGACAAGGTGTGTCGTCCCGTCGTCGTACTTCATGCTCACTTCGATTTCCGCGTTTTTGTCCAGCGTCGCCCGGATCAGTATCCGCAGCGGCCCCTTCTTGTTCTGGCTGGCCGTGTCCGTGGTCTCGTAGAAGTTGTCGCTGTCCGCGAACTTCACCTGCCAGGTCACCGGATCCTCCCGGCTGCCGTAGCTCTTGTCCCCGTCCAGCCGCCACAGATAGCCCGTGTTCACGTCGATCATGTAAAGGCTGTCGTAGCAGAAGGCGAACAGTCCCTCGCTTTCGTCTTCCCGGTGCCATACGCCGTACCGGGTGTCGTACACGAACAGGTGGCGGTCTTTGTCGTAGTCCTCCATGCTGACGTAGTAGCGGATGCCGTCGCTTCCGGCGGAAGCCTCCGTCCACCGGGTATTTGCCCCCAGTGCTTCGGAGATCACGCTGGGCGCCCCGCCGTTGTAGGCGCAGATTCCCGCCCGGCTGAGATAGAAAAGCGTCTCCCCGGCCACGGCCAGGCTCCTGGCGCAGCCGTCCTTCACGCCGAAGCGGGAGGACAGCGTCCATTGGAAGTTGCTCGGCTTGTCCCCCTGGACCTTGCAGATGGAATTTTCCTTAAAAAAGATGGGGTAGCCACCGTAGCTGACGCAGGCGGTGAAGTCCCCCTCGTCCGGCACGGCGCTTTGCCAGGAATCCGTACTCAGCCCGTCGAACACGTTGAAGTTGAAGGGATCCCCCAGGGCGCTGGCATAGATGGTGTCGCCCTTGCAGCCCCAGAGCCGGTTCTCGTTGACGCAGATATAGTCCAAGTCGGGGATCATCCTGGTAATGGTCAGCGTCCCGCTCTCCGTGTAGTCCGTGGGGATGTCCGCGAATACCAGCAGCTCCCCGTCCTCGCCGGTCGTGACGGCGATGGTGCTGCTCACCCCGCCGATCACGGCGTCGATGCTCGTTCCGTTCCAGGTCAGGGTGTCCCCTTCGCTCAGGTCCTCGGTCAGGGTGAACTGCCCGCCCTCCTCGAAGTGATAGGTCCCGGCGTTCAGCCCTTCCTCCCCGGCGGTGTACCGGATCGTGCTGTCCAGCTTGAAGGTGTCCTCATAGAAGCGGAGATAATCCCCGTCCACCTCCCGCACAATGGCGGTCTTATTGTTCTCCGCGTGGACCGTGCATCCGCTGATGGTGATCGCGTCCCCCGCCTTGAAGTCCCAGGCCGCCCCGCTCTTGTAGATGGTGTTGGCTTCGGCGGGCACTCCGGCGTAGGTCCCGTTTTTGAAGCTCACGCCGGAATAGCTCTGGCTCACGCCCATGTCGCCGTAGATCCCGCTGTCGATGTCGTAATACTTCTTGTCCGGGAAAATCAGGATCATATTGCCCATGGCGGCGAACTGCTTCTGCGTAGAGCTGTCCACCACGCCTTTGTATACCCCGTTGTAGTAGAATCCGCTCCCCGCCGTCCAGTACAGCTCGTCCCTGGCCCCGAAGCCTGTGGGCGAGCTGATCGTCTGGATATACACCCGCCG